CTGCGTACCGCGATTGGCGCGACGCTGGTCACGAAGCTGCGAAGGCGAAAGTTCAAGAGCTGTTCCGTGGTATTTCCGCGGCGCAATCAAAAAGATAAAAATATTGTTGACAAGAGAAGACATCGTTTTTATAGTTTAATTGTACGGGGAGTCCTGCGGGATCCGTGGTAAAGCCTACCTATGGCGACACGTCCGACTAGGCGTCGGGGAGCGTACTCTACGAGATAGAGAGTTTAAAGTTAAAATAGGAGGCAATCATGCCCGCACAGATCGAAACAGCCCAAGTTATTCAGTTTTCCTCGGCTGTTCACCTGGCTGCCCAGCAAATGAAAGCGCGTTTCGCGCCTTTGTTTGAGGTCAAACAGTTGACGGGGAAGATGTACGCTTATGATGGGATCGGCTCCATCGAGGCGCAGGAGCTCAATGGCCGCTTCAATGCAGTTACATTTTCTGATCTTCAGGTCACACGCCGGAAAATCGGCCGTCGCCGTTTTTCCTTGAGTCTTCCGTTCGATGAAGACGATGCTTCAAAAGTTCTTATCAATCAGGAATCCGAGTTCAGCCGTGCTTGCGCTATGGCGATGGCTCGCGTCTATGACCGTATCGGTGTTGAGGCCGCTTTAGCGACTGTTTACACCGGTGAGGATATGGACACGGCTGTTGCGTTCGCCACGGATGGTGGCCAGACAGTTACGGCCACGGGCGGCTTGACGTATGAGAAGCTTCTGGAGATCATCCAGAACTTCATCGACGCCGATGTCGGGAATGACATGTTGGAGAACTTCATTTTCTGTGTCTCTGGCGACGAGCACACCGCCTTGATGCAGGAGATCGAGCTCACGTCTGGCGATTACAATCGTCAGTACAACATCGAGAAGGGCCAGATCCAGGATGCGGCCGGCCTTCGTCTCATCAAGTTCGCCGCGAACGCCACAAACCCGGTTCTCGCAGTTGCGAGCGGGGTGCGTAGTTGTATTGCCATGAGCACCAGGGGCCTCTGTTATGCGATGCCGAAACAGTTTGAGATCAAGGTCCAGGAGCGCACGGACTTGGTTCAGACAAGTCAGGTCCAGGTGAATTGGACTCTCGGGGCTGTTCGTACCGAAGGTGTCCTGGTTCAGAAAGTTACCACGACCGACTAATCCCGGTCTAACCATAAGGAGTGAGTTATGGCGTTCGAATTTGTGGATTCCAATGTTGAAGCTGGAAAATTGACTGATGCAGTCAAATCCAGCGGCGTGAAAACAAAGACACGCTGTATTACGTTCGAAACGGAGGCTGCGGACGCGGCCGGGGACATCAAAGCGCTGTTTCGTGTGGGCGCCCATGAGATCCCTGTTGAGGGCTGGCTTATTAGCGATGCGATCGCTGGGGCTACGGACCTCGATGTGGGTTTCTATCGGGATGACCAGACGGTTGTGGATAAAGACGCTCTCGCTGACGGTCTTAATCCTTCCGGCGGTATCGCTTTTGCTTCCAAATTGGACATCCTGTCTGCTTTGGCTGTGGAAGAGCGTGGTGTCCTGAAGATGTACGAGATCGCCAACGACATCGCGACGACTGATGTTATTGGGCATTTACCGAATGATTCTTATATCGTGGCTATCACCTTGAACTCTGAGGTGTCGGCTGCGGGTACGATCACGGTTTGCCTGACAACTCTGGAGCCGTAATTCGTTGACGTTTTGCTCTTAAATAGGGCGCACGTGAGTCTATCGCTTGCGTGCGCCCTTTTACTTTTGGAGGTACCATGGGACGTCCCAACAGCGACGTAGCAGTTTGTAACCTCGCTCTCGATCTTATCCGCGAAGCCCCTATCACCGGTTTTACCGACCCCACAAATAAAGTTGCGTCCTTATGCAATCGCTGGTACGCGCTGGTGCGCGAGGCGACATTAAGCGCATACAACTGGAATTTTGCTTTAAAGAGCCGGGCTATCCAACGTGGAGGGACACCGGAAGTTTCCGACTACCCAGACTATTACCCCGTGCCGAATGATTATCTGAAGTTGCGGGCGATCGGGAATCCGGATATTCCTTTAGGGGAGAGGATCTTTGAGATCCAAGGCAAGAACCTTTTTTATAACAACGGTGGCGGGGCGTCTTTGGATATCTGGTATACCCGGGACGAGACGGACATCACTATCTATCCTGCCCTCTGTATTAAGCTTTTGGCGGAGGAGTTAGCTGTTGTCCTGGCTAAGAAATTAACAGTTCGGGCTTCTATCATCGCGGAGATTAAAGCTGAACGTACCGATACCCGTCAGAAAGCGATGGCGGTGAATGGTCAAGTGCGCCCGCCCAGGAGATACGAAAGCAGCCGGATTGTGAGTGCGGGGCTGTATCCCAGCTCTCGTCGTTCTGTGGCAGGGGAGTACACGTTTGCTGAAGGCATGGAGGACTGATGATCGAGCAGTTCATATCCAATTTTTCTGGCGGAGAGGTTTCCGAAGAGATATATGGACGGTTCGATTCGGAACTCTATAAAAATGCCGCGAAGCGATTTGAGAATTTCCTTTCTTTAACCCAAGGCGCAGCTGCTTATCGCGGCGGTTCTTCCTACGTTCATGCTACTCGCCAACAGCAAATAGCGCGTATCGAGCGTTTTCGGTATAACGATGATCAGGTCTATGTCCTGGAGTTCACGGACTTGAAACTTCGGATCTATGAAGACGACGCGCTATCACTAAACCCTACCACGAAAAGCATGTCGGCGGCCTCTAAAGCCGATCCCTGTCAAATTACCGCGGCTAGTCATGGTCTCAGCACAGGGGACGAAGTTTACATTTCTGGCGTCGTCGGAATGACAGAACTGAATGGTCGTTTCTTTCGAGTTGTCTATGTGGACGCCAACAATTTTACGTTAAAGGACTTGTTCGGGAACGATATCGATAGCACCGGGTTTACCACATATTCCTCCGGGGGTACTGTTGCGCCTATTTACGAGTTGACTTCTCCCTATCTGGAAGCGGACCTTGAGAGCTTTCAATTCGACCAAGAAGGCAACGGTATGACCTTTGTGAGCGATCTCTATAACCCGTATCGTCTGACTCGGGTCAGTGCGACGTCGTGGACTTTTGCCACGTTTACTCGAACGGCGGATCCGTTCCGGGCAGCCGCCAAGAACATTACTGGTGTGACAAAAGCGAATCCTGGTGTTGTTACCTCTGCATCTCACGGATATGTCACAGGCGAGCGGATTTTAATTGAAGGTATCGTTGGGATGACAGAGCTTAACAACACTTCTTTCTTAGTTGTTAAGATCGACGCCAATACTTTTAGCTTACAGACTATGGCTGGCGTCGCTGTTAATACGTCTTCTTATTCTGCGTATGTTTCTGGGGGCACTGCGAAAGCAGAAAGCTATCCGCGAGCGGTTTGTTATTTTGAAGGATGCCTGTACTATGGTGGACTTCGGTACCATCCTAATCGTTGGGTACGTAGTCGCGGGCCAGACGATACTGGAACTTCACGATATGACGATTTTACGACGGGCTCAGATGCGGATCACGCCATCATTTCAAATTTAAACGCCTCACAGGGGGAGACTGCGTATATTCACTGGATCGAGGGTTTGGCGGATTTCTTGGCTTTTGGAACAGAAGGCGGCGTTGTGGGTCTGGATGGCGGTGGGGACGCCGCGATCACGCCTACGAATTTTAGAACCCGCCCGATCGACCCGGTTAGCGTTCAGGGTCTTTCTCCAGTTACCGACGGGCAGACTATTTTCTACATGCAGAAGGGAAGCCGAACTCTTCGTAGTTTTGAATACGATCTTGTTGCGGACCGGTATAAATCTTTTGATAGGTCTTTTGTCGCGCCCCATCTAACTAAAGCGGGAATAAAAAAACTGGCTATCCAGCGGTGGAAGGTTTCTTTTATCTGGGCGGTGCGTAACGACGGTAAGCTGGTATGCCTAACGATGAAACCAAAAGAGGATCAGACCGGGTGGCACCAGCATCGTTTTGGCGGGACGGACGTCAAGATTTTGGATATTGTTGTTATACCGCAGGTGGACGATTTCGATAAGCTGTATTTGGTGGTGGAACGCACAATAAATGGAACCACAACTCGGTATGTGGAATACTTAAACAACCCGTGGGAAGGGCTTATCCGTAATGACTATTATACCGGTGATCAAACTGCCGATGACACGGCGTATCTTGACGAGGTGTACGAGGCACAAAGGGAAGCGCGTTATCTCGACGGAAGTTTGGTTTGGGATGGGTCGGACCGTGGTAGTATCACCATTACCCCCGGGGCAACGACTGGCGACGATATCGCTTTTACAGCATCAGGTTCTTTGTTTGCAGCTACAGATGTTGGAAAGCTTATTACTAAACGGTATGCGGATCGGGCTGGAGGTGGTCAAGCCAAAATCACCGCTTATGTAAGCGCGACCGAGGTGACTTGTGATATCCAAGTTGATTTTGATGTGGACACAGCCATTCCCGCGGGTGACTGGTTCTTGAGCGCAAACTCTGTTTCCGGGCTATGGCATCTTGAGGGGGAGACGATTCAGGTAATTGCCGATGGGCGTAAACACCCAGATGTCCTTGTTACCAACGGCGTGGTTACGTTAGAACGTCAGGCGAGCGTGGTGGTGTTCGGATATAAGTATCGCGGTATTTTGATCCCGTTGAATTTGGTTGTCGTCGGTCAAGTCCAAAACTCGATTTCCTTTACCAAGAATGTAAGTCAATTAGCGATCACTATGGCTAACTCCATAGGTGTTCGGTACGGTACGTCGCTTTATGAGCTGCAGGAGATATATGCTTCTGAAGAGGGACAGTTGACAGATCGTCCGCCAGCCCCTTTTACAGGCACTCTTTCTTTGCCTGTAGAGGATACTTGGTCGATTGATCAGCAGATTGTTTATGTCCAGGACGATCCATATCCTTGTCTCTTAAACGCGATGAACGTCTCCGTAGAAGTGGGGGAGAAATGACCTACGAATATTTTACACTTCAAGACTACGCAGAGATCGACCTCGCTAATGGAGTAGGTTTTGAGCATTGGAATTTGGTCGGTGGAGTCTTACCAGTTCTGAAGGCGATGGAGGCCAGTAAGACTTTTTGGACGGTTAGGGATGAAGAAGGCATCTTAGGCATCGGAGGATTTTTTATTTTCTATGAGGGCGTATGCGAGGCTTCCTTTTTTCCTTCGCGTAGATTTTGTGCCCGACCTTTGGCGTTATATCGGGTTCTAAAGCAAGAGTTGGCGAGGATGAAAGAGTATTTTCGCAGGGTGCAACTGAATTGCCGGGATGAAGAGGTTTTTGTTCGATTCGCTAAGAGTTTAGGTTTTATTGAGGAAGGGCGGCTTAGGAAGTTTGGTCGAGAAGAACGAGACCATTTAATGATGGCGATCGTGAGGTAATATGTTTAGACAACGGACTGGTTTCAACCCTCCGAATATGTGCTACGACCCGATGACGATGACCATCGCTGCTGTGGCTATAGGCGCTGGCCAGATATACCAGGGGTATCAGGCTAATCAGGCGGCGAAGGCGCAAGCTTCCGCAATCGAAAAACAAGCGCAAATCGCCCGGGAGGAAGCTGAATTTAAAGCACAGCAGGGGGAGACCCAGCGTCGGAAGTTTTTGGCGGAACAGCGTATGGCGTATTTAGCCAGCGGTGTTTCTTTAGAAGGCACCCCTTTGATCATTGGTGAAGAGACGTGGAAAGAGTTCACCAATGAGATCAACGCTATCCGGAAGTCTGGAGCCGCGCAATCAGAATATTTAATGACTGAAGCTCAGACCACCCGGAACACTGGTCGGGCGCAGTTGATCGGGAGTATTTTTGAGGGTGTCGGGACAGCGGCTTTAGGAGCGTATAAATCAGGGGCTTTTTCTTCGGCTAAGACAGTAACAGCTAAGTCGTCTACAATGACTTCGCAGACTTTTGCTAAAAACTTAATTTATGGTACAAACTAATGCCTAAGATTCCAGTTTATACAGCGGGTCAATTAGCATCGGAACGCACTCCGATTCCGACTTTAGATAAGAGCGGGCAGTTGGTTACTTCGGCTATTACTGATGTCGCTACGAAAGCGTACTCTGTCATAGAAGACGTAGTGCAGAAGCAGAAAGCCCTTTTGCAACAGGTAGAGACCGCTAAACTTTCTAGTGAGTACGACTCAGAGTTGCGAGTAGCCGCCGCAGAGATACGTAAAAATAATCTTTTGACTCCCGACGAGGCTGCTAAGCAGTTAGCGGATAAGCAATCAGAGCTCATGTCTACGTATAAAGAGCGTATTAAAGACCCGGATATCGCTCTTCGTTTCGATGCTCTTGGAACTCAGGCTAACTACGAAGAACAAACCAGAACGAAGTTGTGGGCTTTCGACGAAAACAATAAACTCATTCAGAAAAATCTTTTTGATCGCGGGAACGCTGATATCGCTCAGGCCGCTCAGACAGACAGTCTTGATGAGGTGTTGAATCTCGCGTGGAAAATGGATAAGGATCGGAAGTTGTACTACGAAGGATGGGGTGGAGCAACTGAGGGTGCCCGGGTTGTAGATACTTTGCAGGAAGGAGCGATGCAGGCGTATTTCACTAATCAGATCAGTAAGGGTAATGCGTGGAAAGTTTTGAAAGAGCTAGAGGACGGTCGTCTTGGTCCCGCTGAGTATACTTGGGAAGGTGGCGAACGGCAGAGATCCAACGGCTTTGTGCCTCCGACTAAGATCGTTCAGTGGAAGAAAGAAGCTACGGCAGCATTGATGAAGGGTAAAAATGACGCCGCGACTTTAGCACTTATATCCACGATCACTCAGAATTTCGATATCGAGAAAGAGATCAATGCTCCTTTGGCTACGACTGCGGAAAAGATCAATGAATTAACTTTTGAGATCGGGAAACAGAAAGAGTTGGAAAAAGAAGGTCAGGTGTCACCGGAGTATGTCGCCGCGTTGGAGAAGAGGCAAGAGCACCTTCAAAAAGTCTATGAGTTTCAATTAGCTAAATCGGATGCGATGATCACACCGAACGCGGATATAGAAGCTGAAGTCGGCGCGGCTTTTGCGGGACTGTTTAAGAAAGGTGTCGTGAAGAACGGCTTCCAGGCTACCTTAGAACAGATATACGGTTTCCAGAAGAAGTTGGATGACTCCCGGGGTCAGATCGACCCTAAGAGTTATGATAAATGGAACGCCATTTTAAAAACGGCTTTTCAGGGAGAGATCAATGGGTTTCAAAAGAGCCGTTTTGGAACTAGGCAGGAGTATGAATTAGGGCCTATCAAGTTTGGCGATATTGTATCAAAAGACAAGACCGCTCTTTCTGGGTCCAAGATGGTTCAAGACGTGCTGACGGACATGATGAAAAAATATGGTGAAAAAGATAAACCGGGGCATATTTACGATTCCTTGATGTTTTTTATAGACGAGTTAGACGAGCGCAACGCCCTAAAAGACGACTCTGTTTTAGACGCATTAAAACGCGAGGGTATCGAAGGGCTTATGGCTGTTGCCGATCGTAAGGCCACTTTAAAGGGTATGGGGCTCCCATACCACATTAACGTCGATGACGTTATTACCCGGGGTGGTCGTCGTTGGCGAGTTAAAGGGTTTCGAGATGGCGATGTGGATGTTGAATTAGATACGAGGAAATAATGCCTTTATTAAGCGAGATCCCCGAAACACTTGATGCTGTTCCTATCCCTGCTGGTCAAGAGACGCCAGCGGTAATGGCATCGTTGTCGGATATTGACGAGATGACCAATACTCACAGGGTATCTCGGAATGATTTTGATTTGGCGTCTTTATCATACACTGAAGCGGAAGCGAAGGCTTTGAAGAGTAAAGGTAAGATCGGTTGGGTTGAGCAGTTTACTCGGACAAAGCTGTTGGAGAAAACGCCAGGTATCGGGATGGTGGCTGGTGCGTATGAAGCCCTTGTTATAAAGTCCGCTATCTCCCGGTTACAGAAAGACGACTATAAGGGCAACACCGCTCAAAAGAATCAAGATATCAAGGTGGCTCGGGATGCTATCCGGTATGCTTCAGAAGAGCAGATTCGGGGACGTACTACTTGGGCTCAGATCGTAGACGGGGCGACAGAATTACCGGCGTATATGATCGAGTTCGCCGCGTCGATGCTGGTAGGGGCTGGCCCAGCGGCTACGGCTGGGCGGGCGGTTTTGAAGGCCGGGGTCCGTGGGTTAGAAAATCAAGCGCTAAAACGAGCAATATTTGGGACTACTAAAGCGGCTACAAGAGCGGTAGTTGGTGGCTCTATTGTAGGATCCGTCCGGATACCGGGAGGCGCTTTGGAGAACGAGATAAAATTGAACTTAGTGCCGACCGAGCGTGGTTTGCAGTTAAATGAGCAGATGCAGTCCGCCCCGGTGTCTTCTTTTCTAAAGGCTTGGGGTGGGTACGTTACTGAAATGTTCGGAGAGCAGTTAGGTTCCTTGGTGATCAATCCCGCTTTTAAGGCGATGGGGGCTTCGAAAGTGGTGGCTCCTGTTGTAGAAAAAATATCCGCGCTGTACAAACGCCTGCATCCTTCTCAGGCTTTGACTCCTATTTTGACAAAAGCGGGCTGGGATGGTTTTATTTCAGAAATTGGGGAAGAGGTATTGACCAACGAACTACAAGCCGTTTTTAACATCGAGGATTTTGGTGCTACCGGTGGGAATATGCTTGACCGTATGATAGCGGCTATTCCGGATGGCGAAGAGTTTGCGGTTATGGTTGGTGTTCTTGCGATGCCTGGGGCTACGCATTTGACGTTTCAAGGCGGCATGTCTGCGGTTGCGGCGGTTCAGCAGGCTAAGCACAACATGGATATAAAACGCGATATCGCGGCTGGTAAAGCCCCGGATATGGCGATTCTCGGTAAAGAAGCGGCGTGGGAGGATATTATAGAGTCTGCTGTTGGTGAAGCCATAAGCCCCTTGCCCCAGCCAGAGTTGACTAAAGAGCAGATGGGTGATATCCGTGTGGCCCAGCGTACCGGTGAGGTTCAGTTTGGGGAGTCTAAGCCTGTTCCTGAGCGTCCTGTTTTGGATGAAATAAAGCAGTCCAGGGAGTACCAACAGGCGGATGAAGATACTAAAATGGAGCTTTTAATTCGCGGCCGGACAGCTGATCTCGATCGTCAGCGCACAGCGATCGAGGACCGCATGGGGCGTTTAGAGGTCGAGATAGACAATCTCAATAAGATAGGCCGTCCTGATGTGGCTATTTTGGAGGGCAAACAGGCGGAGCTTCAGGATCTTTCAAAGCAGCTTATGTCCGTTCATGCTCAGATCGCAGATACTATTGATGCGACTGCTGAAGAGATGATGCCCGAGAAGGTTTATTTGCCAGGTACTGCGCTTGAGGTATTGCGGAAGAAGGCCAGGGAAGTCGGCGCCCGTATGGAGCGAGCTCGCGTAGAGACTGTTTTTCGTAACCGGGAGGCATCCTCTGAGGAACGAAGGATCGCTTTGGTAAAGTACCTTCAGGCACGTTTACCGGGTAAAGATAACGCAGCCCTTAGAGATCGGTATGCGTTACGGGCGGTTAAAGGCATGACCGAAGCAGCGCTGCAGAAGACCTTTGCTGAAATAGAGGGCCTCCGAGAGACCGTTTTGGCGAAGCAGTTACGCACTCGCGCCGAGGGCGTTATTGAGAAGATGAAAGCTACGATTGAGAATGGGGTCAAAACCGGGCGTTTTAAGGACGTGTCCCTTCAGAGGATGGCTCAAGAAGTCATTGGCGCGACTACTCGGGCAAAGAGCGAGGTGGAACAGGTACTCCGTGATACGACTGCCGAGATCGAGCGCATGATTGAGGACGGGCGCGGGGAAACCCCTGAAGCCGACCTCTTACGGTATCGTGCGATGATGAATTACTTGGTCGGGGGTTTAGAAGCCAGGTCGGCCACTCAATTAGAGACCGTGATCCAGACGCTAACTAAAGAGTTGGCTAGCTTCAAGATGGGCCGCGATGTCGTAACCGCGTTACGGGACGCCCAGCGCAAGGTTTTGAAAGAGGCTGTTCTTGCGGAGATTTCCAAAGGGACTCGCTCCAAGAAGGGGTTTGTTAACAAGGCCCTGAAGGCCGGGACTTCAGTGGTTCAGAAGGTATTTAGTTACGCGGCGCTTCCTTTGGCGGGGCATTTCGACCATTTCAGTTCCGCTAAACCGGATTCTGCGATACGCAAGTTTATCGTTGAGCCGTTAGAAAAGATATCCCGGAATAAAGCCGCACTCCGGATGCGGATGGAACGACCAATTCGGGAGGCGATCGCTCGTATCTATGGGGTGCCGACTATTTCTAACGACGGGTTGTATTTCAAATTCATTTCAGACCGTATGAGCGTTGCTCCGACGGATAAAGAGGATACAAAACCTTTTATCCAGACAGTGGTGCTAAACAACGGGAAAACAAAGAACTTCAAGATGTCTCGTATGGATGTGCAGTATTGGTACGCTTTGGCGTATCAGGAGGAAGGCGTCATTGATCCTATGGCCTGGGAGGTGCTGACTGGTGAGAACCAGTTAGACGCCATCCGACAGCAGGTGGAGCAGGAAGCCCCAGAAGATATGTCTGAGGAAGAGATAGAGGCCCGCATCCAGGAAAGAGCGGCCGCGGAGATAAGAGGGAACGCCGTACCCTCCGATGCCCTTCAGAGGATGTTTGATACGTTAACGGAGAAGGATAAGCGGTTTGCCTACGAGATTCGTAAAATAATGACTTCTTTTTGGGATATGATCAACCCGGTATACGCCCGTGCGACCGGGATTGATATGACCCAGATCGAATCGTATATGCCCTGGATCCGTGAAACAGGCGTTCAGAATGAAGCGGAGCAGATGTTCAAATGGGCGGCTATGATCGAAGCGCATACGACGCCTTTCCCCAGCTCCACCAAAGAGCGCATGAAAACCTCTTCCGCTCCTTTTGCTCAAAAGAGCTTAATGGAAGTTTTTCTTGGTTTCACGACCAGCATGAGCCATTGGTTAGGTACGTATGACGTCACTTCCCGAGCTCAATGGATGCTGCGTGACGGCGATATCCGGCAGGCGATGAACGCCGCGACGGATGGGGTATGGAACGAGGTGAGAGAGCGTTGGGAGGACGGAGATTTTGTTCGGAATATGGATTACCATTTGAAGGGAATTGTTTCTCAAAGTCGTTCTGATCAGTCTGTCGCTATGCCTTTTATGGACCTAATGCGCCGGATGTTCTCTCGCGCTCAGCTTGCGGATTTGAAACAGGCACCTATGCAGTTAAGTTCCGGTGCCGCTGCGGTAATCGAAGTCGGGCATCGGAAGTTTGCTACGGGTTTGATGTCTTTCCTTTCAAATCCCAGAGCCGCTATTGCGTTGCTGGAGCGAGCGCCGTCATTAAGTTATCGTTACCAGAATCTTGTTTTGGAGCTGAAAGAAGTTGCGGATCTGGTAGAAAAACAGCGTGGTAAGTGGGGGAATAATCTACTCCCTGACCATTACGCCTATTTCGCTACCCAGTTGGGGGACCGGGGCGCTATTCTGGTTGGCGGTTGGACTGTTTTTAAAGCCAAGTTCGAGGAGACCAAAGACATCGAAGCGGCTTATAAGGCTTTCGACAAGTTTGTTTTTACCCTTCAGCAATCAGCTCTCAGAGAGCAGCAGGCAGTTATTGGTACGGGGTATAACAGGTATATCTTTCAGTTTGTTTCTGCCCAGGCGCAATACGCCCGATACTATTATAAGGTCTGGGGGGATATGCTGAAGAATCCTAATTCAGACACCATAAAGCAGTGGGCGCGATCTATGGTGGTGTTTCATCTTTATCTCCCAATGGGGCGGTATTGGGCGTCTACAGCTTTCCTACCGCCTACCGACGATGACGAAGAGAAAGCGAAACAGGGTATTCGCAGGAACATGGAGTTATTGCAAGGGCCATTCTCCGGGCTGTGGATTTTAGGACATGCCGTCGATTTTCTGGCCGGCACTCTTGCCCAGATCGAGGCGACCAAGCAGGGTATTAGCCATACGGGTATCGACCCATTTGGAGTCAAACCGCCTATCTTTGAGGAAATGGACAAGACCCGGACGAAGCTCACTAAGGCGATCCGTTTGGCTTTGGACGAAGATGCGGATATCGAGGATATTATTGACGCCGCCTTTGAAGCAGGAAAAAAGACCGCGGGATTGACAATGGGCGTTCCGCGTGAGATAACAGATGTGGTGGAGGGGCTCTACAACTACTCCACCGGGGACTGGGTTGCGGCGGATATACCAGGGTTGTTGTATGGCCACTCAACCGAACTTCTTGAAATCCAGAGGAGTAAATTATGATTACCAAAACGAATAATCGCACGCGCCTATCCGTATCGGGAGTGGAGTACGATTTTGATTTTCGAATTGACGCTACGACGGAACTTGAAGTCTATGGTATTGATGCTGATGGAGACGCAACGGAGCTTACGACGGGATTTACTGTTTCTTTCTCAGCGGAAGACGAAGAGGGGACGGTTACTTTCGATGCCGAACCGTCTACTTACTCTGAAATCCTTATGCTCCGGAACCGTCCTTACACCCAGGATACCGATATCCCGATCCGGGGCGGTTTTTCTGAGGAGGATATTGAAGGGGCTCTGGACGCGATCGTTATCGAGATACAGCAGTTGAAGGAGCTGGTGGATTCCGCGGTTAAACAGGATTCGACAGCAGTTCAATTAGATATTGTACTACCGACGCCAGAAGACGGTTTAGCTTTGGCTTGGGATGGGACAGATGGGACGATGAGAAATCTTCCTGTCGATACCGCTGGTTTGGCGAACGCTCAGGCGGCGGCAGAGGCGGCTCAAGCAGCCGCGGAAGCAGCACAGGCGGCGGCAGAGGCGGCTTTGGCGGCTGTTTTAGCGGGATCCAGGCATCCAGTTGGTACGGTTATTACGCTAGGAGTGGCAACGAATCCGGCTACTTTATTTGGCTATGGCACGTGGACGGCTATTGCCGGGAAAGTTATTGTCGGTATAGACGCCGGTCAGACAGAGTTTGATACTCTAAACGAGACTGGCGGGGCAAAGACGCATACGCTAATAACTGATGAAATCCCAGCGCACACCCATAGCGTCCAGGTTATTAGTGGGGGATCAGATTTAGCGGGAGGCGCTAACTACGTAGTTGGTACCGGGGCTACGGGTTCTACAGGCGGTGGAGGGGCGCATAACAATTTGCAACCGTACATTGTGAAATACGTTTGGGAAAGAACAGCATAAAAGGAGTCGTTATGAGAAAAGCATTGATGGTTTTAGTATTCTTGTGTTTCGCAGGTGTGGCTTTAGCGGCTCCGAAGTGGCTGGCTACGCAGTTCTTTTCCAGTCAAAGCGTCACGACCGGGAGAACGATCCTGTATGACGCCACGATTTATTTTTTCGGGGTAACTGCTGGGGATCGTGTTCTTTTGAAGAACGGCACTTCCGCAGCGGCGACAGCGTTTTTTGTCTTTGCGGCTCCTGCGGCGAACGGAACTTTCTATTTCGATCCTGAAAAGGATATCACGATTGATCAGGGACTGTATCTCGAAATCTTAAAAACTGGCGGCACGGTGGGTGTTGGCCTTACTTACCAAGAATAAGGAGGAGTTATGGAAGCATTAGAAGCAGTGGTAAAGGGGTTAAATGACGCCGTGGTCGCTTTGAAAAATATGACTGCCAAGGCGGCCAGGGCTATTTCGGATGCCGAGATCCTGGCCGCAGAGGCCAAAGCCATGGTCGCTAAGGTAGAGGAAGCTCGCAAAGATGTCGAATTGCGTGAGAAAGCCGTAGCAGGGAAAGAAGGCGCTTTGCTTTCTGGGGAGGATTTAGCCGCGGAGAGGGATAAAGTCGAAGCCGCTTTAGCCGCTTTATCTAATGACAGGCAGGCATTTAACCGGTTCTGTTCTGAACGCAAAGCGTTCTTTGATCAGGAAGCTGCCAACCTCAAGGATGCCCAGAGCGCTCTGGACGCGGCTTGGGCAGAGTTGGAAGCCGAGAAGAAGGAGTACAAGGTCAAGATTTTGGAGGAGATCACCAAAAAGGTAGGTAAGTAATGCCCCGGTATAAAGACGCCGTAGCCCGGGATATCCCCGGGATCCAGCAGAAGTTTGATTATGGGGACCGTACAGACGGCCAACCGGAGTACCAGGGCCATGCCAGCATTGATCGTGACGATGATGATGTTCGTTGGGTGATCCATAAGTACACGTATAATGTCGAAGGATTTCCTACGGTGATCCAATCCAAGGAGGGTGCATGGTCAGGGCGTGTTGCGCTTTTCTCTTAATTCTGCTACTTGGCTTCGCGGCTTATGCTGATGTTGGTTATAAGATGCGCTATAACCCCCAGACCGGCCGGGGGGATTGGGTCATCGACGAAACTACCCTTCCTGCAGAGGCAGACACTCTCCAGACAGTAACCGATCGAGGATCAACCACCGATAACAACATTACTACTACTGGGTATCTTGTATCAGAGAATTTTACCACAACAGCCCATTATACCGGGTTCCCTGACCGTACCGCCACATCATTATCTTGGGATGATGGAACATACACATTATCACTCACAGCAACAGATGACCCGATATGGATCAATGGCAAGAAGTACGTTATAAACACATTGACAAAACAAGTGACTGATACGACCGGGCTGTATTGGTTCTGGATAACTGATCCGGGTGGCGTTCCTCAGTTGAATATGTCGGTTACTGCTCCGGGATTCGATAAATGTCTTGTAGCCACGGTGTACTGGAACACTACTACCAATAAAGGAATTGTATCTGATGAACGGCATTGGATGGGGCGAGATCAATGGTGGCATGAATATACTCATGAGACGATTGGGGCAAGATACGCTAGTGGCATGGCCGGGACGTTTACAAACACAACTTTCACAATAGGAGATGGCGAGTTATACGATGAGGACATAGAACATGAGTTAGGTTCCAATCAGAGTACGGCAAAGGTTCTGTATCACAATGGTAGTGCGGCGTGGGCTTGGGACGAACTGACAACTCCGTATAAGACAGTTACAGGAGTTATTCAGTATAATAATGGAAATACGTTGACGTCTGCCGATAATAACAAATATGTTAATCAATGGGTGTTCGTGACTGGTGACGTAAGCCATCCGATCCATATTGTTATCGGAACAGCACAGTATACGACAATAACGTTGGCACGAGCCGCCAGTGTTCCTTCACTTGGAAGTCTTGCTTCAGCAGAAACAAAATTAATTTATAAAGTGACGTATCAGAATGTTGGAGGAACGCCTACCTACGTTGAGGCAACGGATTACAGAGCGTCTTCAAATTTGCCTACTGGTAGTTATGTAGCAACCAGCCACACGTCGTTGTCAAATTTAGGGTTCAATGTTTCTGGTCATTATTGGGATGGATCAGTTAATTGGGATGATAATTCATTATTTACAACTGGTGCTGTTTCATGGGGGACGACAACAGTATCAAGTGGGAATTTAATTGTAAGTTCCGGTAATGTCGGAATCGGCTCAACGATACCAGCCCAGAAACTCGACGTTGTTGGTACTGCCCAGATGACAGGGTTCAAGATGCCTACAGGGGCATCATCTGGTTATCTTTTAACATCCGATAGTGTCGGTGTGGGAACGTGGGCTGTTGCTCCTAGTGGTAGCCAATGGATAACTGTTGGAGCAACGATAGGTACTACTAGTGCTGTTGGAATAGGTACAACTGTACCATTGTCTAAGTTAGAAATAGTTTCTGCAGGGACTACATCTGCTACCAATGCTTTGCAAATAATGACGAGTGCAAGAAGAGGATTATTTACTCTAAATGACGCAGGGTATGTCGGTATCGGAACAACAATGGCTAGTCAAACGCTTGATATTTGGAGGGCTGGTGGAGCTGATACCATATTAATAGAAGCAGACGTTGGGTCTACAAATTTTGCAGTCGGGAATAATGCTGGAACAATTTATAAGGAAGCACAGAGTTTTCAGGTTTCAACGAATACAAGTATCACAGCAGTATCAATGAAATTAAATGCATCTTCTGGTTCTCCGGCAACAGACATGAAATATACTATCCAAACCAATAGCGGTTCTGCCCCGTCTGGAACGCTTGTTAACGCAAATGCGACAACTCAATTTACCCCCACATATAGTGATTGGAACAAAGCCTCGTTTCCTGTTCCAATAGCCTTAACTGCTAGTACGACATATTGGTTAGTTATCGAATATATAAGTGACCCAGGAACAAACAAGCTTACAACTATTCCAGCCACAAACACCGGCTCATATGCTAGTGGGAATATGTCTGAATATTCTGGTTCTTGGAACAATTATGGTGGGTCATGGGATTGTAGATTTAGGGTTTATATAAGTGACCCGACAGGGTATGTGAAATCAATGGTTTTGACTGCTGATAATGGATACTTAGGGATAGGAACAACAACACCTGAATTTGCTTTGACTGTTCGCAAGGCCGGTGCTACAGCTTCTAAAAAGTCTGGTGCTAATACTGCTTGCACGACAACTTGTGGAACAGCAGGATGTTTATTCGGTCAGGACACAGCGGATTATTCAGTTGAGAATTGTGCTGATACGACATCAGACGTATGTATATGTCTTGGGAATTAACGCTATGATTCGGAGTGGAATATGAAAAAAATAATGTTCGCTGTTCCGTTAATGTTATTTGCTGGGGTATGTTTTGCTGATATTGTTGCACAGAATGTTGATGGAACATATACAGTTTCGACTAAGAAAGTTACTCTAAAACAATTAAAGCAAGATTTGGAAGTTGCTAGGGCATTAAGAAGGGATATAAACTCTAAATGCGACATAGAAGTTGCACCTGTTAATGCCGTAATTGAACAGCTTCGTGCTGACATTGATGCTATAAAGGCAATAGAGAAACCGATTATCGTCGATGGGTACATTTATGACCAATAATATCCTGAAATGTCCAGAAGATGCTGATTATGATGAACGTGACGTTGAAGATGTTAAGTATATTGTGTTGTTTTTCAAGTTGTTGTTTGTTGGCTGTCTGTTG